TCAGTACATGCAGAACCCGACGGGGGCAGAAGGTGCCCTTATCAAGAAGGAGTGGTGGCAGGACTGGGAAGGTGAGGACCCACCGGAGTGCGAGTATACGATACTTAGCCTAGATGCCGCGCAGGAAGCACATAACCGTGCCGACTATAACGCAGTGACTATGTGGGGGGTGTTCTATAAAGATAACGAGAAAGGCATGCCGATAGCTAACATCATACTGTTGAACGCTTGGAAAGAACGCATGGAGTTCCCTGAGCTCAAACGGTCTATGATGGAGGAGTATGAAGAGTGGCAACCAGATACGTTTGTGGTAGAAAAGAAGTCCAACGGAGCGGCGCTGTATCAGGAGTTTAGGGCTGCAGGGATACCCGTGTCGGAATTTACGCCATCTAAAGGTAACGATAAGATAGCCCGGGTAAACGCGATTAGTGATATATTTGCATCAGGATTGGTATGGGCTCCCAAAGGTCGACGCTGGGCGCAAGAAGTGATGGAGGAGTGCTCTGATTTCCCAAATGGAGACCACGATGACCTCCTAGATTCAACGACCCAAGCGCTTTTGCGCTTTCGCAACGGCGGGTTTATCAGACTTCATTCAGACTACGAGGATGAAGGGCAAGAGTTTAGAAGCCACAAACAGAAACGATATTACGCACTTTAATTAAGGAACAAACATGGCAGACATTGATAAGGGCTTATATCAGGCCCCGGTAGGACTGGAGGAAGAAGCAGCTGGGCTACCTGACCCTATGCTGGAGATTGAGATTGAAGACCCTGAGAGCGTTACGATTGGTATGGATGGGTTGGAGATTACGCTTGAGCCAGAGGATGAGGAAGATGATGGGTTCGACGATAACCTAGCTGAAGACCTCGATGATGGGGCGCTCTCTGAACTGGCAACCGAGCTGCTTGGGGATTATGAGGCTGACTTGTCGTCGCGCAAAGAGTGGATAGATACCTACGTCGACGGTCTTGAGTTATTGGGGTTGAAGCTCGAAGATAGAACAGAGCCGTGGCCCGGCGCGTGTAGTGTATACCATCCGTTGCTATCAGAAGCCGTAGTTAAGTTCCAAGCTGAGACTATGATGGAGACGTTCCCGGCATCAGGTCCTGTCAAGACTGCTATCGTCGGTAAGCAAACCCGAGAGAAAGAAGAAGCGGCAGAGCGTGTCAAGCATGACATGAACTTTGAGCTGACCGAGGGGATGCCGGACTATCGCCCTGAGCATGAACGCATGTTGTGGGGTCTGGGCTTGTCGGGTAACGCGTTTAAGAAAGTATATTTTGACCCGGGTCAAGACCGTCCAGCTGCTATCTATGTTCCTGCAGAAGATGTAGTGGTACCGTATGGTGCATCCAACTTGGAGACTAGCCCGCGCGTGACTCACATTATGCGCAAGACCAAGAACGAGCTGCGCAAGCTACAGGTAGCTGGGTTCTACCGAGATGAGGACTTGGGTGACCCGGTGATGGTGCTGGATGAGGTAGAGAAGAAGATTGCAGAGAAGATGGGGTTCAATGCCTCGGCTGATGACCGCTTCAAGATTCTTGAGATGCACGTTGACGTTGACTTGGAGGGCTACGAGGATAAAGACGATGACGGTGAACCCACAGGTATCGCACTCCCATATGTTGTCACCATTGAGGCAGGCACTAGCACGGTCTTGGCAATTAGACGTAACTGGAACTCAGACGATAAGAACAAGACAAAACGAGCTCACTTTGTACACTATCCGTATATTCCGGGCTTCGGCTTCTACGCGTTCGGTCTAATCCATCTGGTAGGTGCGTTTGCTAAGTCAGGTACCATGTTGCTCCGTCAACTGGTCGATGCAGGTACGCTATCTAATCTTCCGGGCGGCTTCAAGGCTCGTGGTCTGCGAATCAAGGGGGATGACACACCTATCGCTCCAGCTGAGTTCCGTGATGTTGACGTGCCGAGCGGTACAATCAAAGACAATATCATGACCCTGCCGTACAAGGAGCCATCACAGGTTCTGTCGGCACTGATGAATCAGATTATTGATGAAGGTCGTCGCTTTGCGTCCGCAGGTGATATGAAGGTGTCGGATATGTCGGCACAGGCTCCGGTTGGTACTACTCTGGCTATTCTGGAGCGCACTCTAAAGGTTATGTCTGCAGTACAGGCTCGCATCCACTACGCGATGAAGCAAGAGTTCAAGCTACTGAAGAACATCATCCGCGACTACACCCCAGAAGAATATACATACGACCCTGAGTCTTCGGACCGTTGGGCCAAGCGCAGCGACTACGACATGGTAGAGGTCATTCCGGTATCTGACCCTAACGCAGCAACAATGAGTCAGAAAGTCGTGCAGTATCAAGCAGTTATGCAAATGGCAGCACAAAGCCCACAGATTTATGACCAAGTAGAGCTCAACAAGCAGATGCTTGAGGTGCTAGGTATCAAGAACATCAGCAAGCTCATTCCGTCCGCAGAAGACCAGAAACCGAAAGACCCTGTGTCTGAAAACATGGCAATTCTCAACGGCAAGCCAGTCAAAGCGTTCTTGTATCAAGACCACCAAGCGCATATTCAAGTACACATGGCGGCAGTTGAGGACCCAAAAATCGCTGCATTGGTTGGACAAAACCCGCAAGCTCAGATGATTCAAGCAGCGCTGGCAGCGCACGTTATGGAACACGTAGCCTTTGAATACCGTAAGCAGATGGAAGAACAGCTTGGGGTACCGCTTCCACCAGAGGGTGAGCAGCTACCAGAGGATATTGAGGTTCAAGTATCTCGCCTTGCGGCACAAGCAGGCGCACAGCTCTTGCAGAAGAACCAAGCAGAAGCCGCGCAACAGCAAGCACAAGAACAGGCACAAGACCCACTTATCCAGATGCAGCAGGCTGAACTGCAGCTCAAGGGCCAAGAAGTACAACTCAAGGCTCAGAAAAATCAAATGGACGCACAGCTTGAACAAGAGCGGTTAACGGTAGAGCGGGAGCGGATAGCATCACAGGAACGCATTGCTGGGGCCCAACTCGGAGTCAAGGCTGTGATGGATGAAAAGAAACTTGAGGCAGACCAAATTGCCAAGGGCGCTCAATTAGGGATTCAGGCCGTTAATGCAGAAAAACAAATGCAAACGCAGAAAGATGTAGCCGCGCAAAACCGTGCAGCACAAGCCGCCCAACGTCGGGCACAACCACAAGGAGGTAAACAAGAGTGATAACAGACACGCTCGCTCTATTAATGGAGCAGATAGATGAAGAGCGCAAACGTATTATTGATGACCTTGGTGAAGGTAAGGCCAAGGACTTTGCGCAGTACCAATTTTCGGCTGGAGTAATACGAGGTTTACTCCTATCACAACGCCTTGTTATTGACCTCGCAAAACGAATGGAGGACGCAGATGAGTAAAGTAGACCTGAGTAAAGCAGTAGATTTAAGTAACTTGGGGAAAGAAGATGTGGAGAAGGCAAAGCAGTTACCCGACCCGAAAGGCTACCGGATTCTGTGCGCAATCCCACAAGTAGAAGATACCTACGAAAGTGGGCTATTGAAGGCTGACGATACAAAACGCATCGAGGAAAATGCAACGGTAGTGCTGTTCGTGTTGAAGCTGGGCGACCTTTGTTATAAAGACGAAACCCGGTTCCCTACAGGCCCTTGGTGCCAAGAAGGTGACTTTATTCTTACCCGGGCATATGCGGGTACACGAATTAAGATTCATGGTAGGGAGTTCAGAATTATTAACGATGATACGGTAGAAGCAATTATTCAGGACCCGCGTGGCATTTCACGCGCATAACTAGGAGACGCAAATGGCAAAGCTAGACGAAGTAGAATTTGAATTTCCAGACGAGAAAGAAGTTAATCTTGTCAATACGGAAGAAACTAAAATAGAGGTAGAAGAACTTGACGACGATGTAAAAATCGAAGTTGAGGACGATACCCCACCAGAGGACCGAGGCCGGAAGCCGCTACCCAAAGAAATCGTCGATGAGCTGGAAAACGACGACCTGACTGACTACTCCGAAAAAGTAAAAACTCGGATGTCTCAGCTGCGTAAGGTCTACCATGACGAACGCCGTGAAAAAGAAGCCGCCGCGCGAGAGCGTGAAGAGGCAATTAGGTTCGCCCAAACCGTTGCAGAAGAAAATAAGCGCTTGAAGTCGACCTTGACATCAGGTGAGAAAAGCTATATCGAAGTAGCGAAACAAGCTGCTGACCATGAAATGTCTTTGGCAACCAAAGAATACCGCGAGGCGTATGAAACTGCAGACACCGATAAGCTAATTGAAGCTCAAAAACGGTTGAACGCAGCACAAATGCGACTCACCCAAGTACAAAATTATCAGCCTCAGTATGAAAACGCTTTACAACCTACTGATAATCAAGTATATAATACACAACAACAGCCCCAAGTTCCCAGACCGGACAAACGTGCGCTTGCTTGGCAAGACTCAAATGACTGGTTTGGAAGAGACGCAGAGATGACCAGCCTAGCCTTGGGGGTGCATGAAAAGCTAGTACGGTCAGGAGTTTCTCCGACGTCTGAAGAGTATTACACTACCATCGACAAAACGATGCGCAAACGCTTCCCCGAATATTTCGAGGATGACACGCTGGATGAGGCTAAACCCACCCAACGCACTAAACCGTCCACGGTTGTTGCACCGGCAACGCGTAGTACCGCGCCCAAAAAAGTACGCCTGACAAGTACCCAGCTCGCGCTGGCTAAGAAGTTAGGATTAACGCCTGAGCAATACGCTCGTGAGACATTAAAATTGGAGAACAGAAATGGTTGATACTACTAGGACACCACGTGAACTGAATACCCGCGAAACTACCCAACGCGTCAAGCAATGGGCCCCAGCATCATTGTTGCCAGAACTTAAGCAACAGCCGGGATGGAAATATCGTTGGATTAGGACAAGCATGGCAGGCCAAGCAGACTCCATGAATGTATCCGCTAAAATGCGTGAGGGCTGGGAGCCGGTACTTCTGGCAGACCATCCTGAACTACAGCTGTTTGTTGACCCTAATTCGCGTTTCAAAGATAACGTAGAGGTAGGCGGCTTACTGCTGTGCAAGACACCAGAGGAGTTCGTTGAACAACGCAAGGCTTACTACAATAAGCAAACTCAGGCACAGACTGAGGCGGTTGACAACAGCTTCATGAAAGAGAACGACGCACGTATGCCCTTATTCAAGGAAAAGCGTACCACTACATCGTTCGGTAAAGGAAATAAATAGATTAGGAGAAAAATATGGCTAATGTAGAAGCCCCATACGGTCTCCGTCCGATTAATCTTATTGGTGGTCAAGTCTACGCAGGCTCGACACGTCAAATCAAGATTGATAGTGGCTACGATACCGATATCTTTTTTGGCGACATTGTCGCTGTAGGTGCTGACGGCACAATCGAAAAGGTTGAAGCAAGCGGTGAAGATGGTACCACCAATGCTTTCCCTGCCGGTGTTGTCGGCGTGTTTATGGGTTGTACCTATACGGAACCCACCCTGAAGTACAAGCTGAACGCTCAGTATTGGCCTGCTGATACTGTTGCATCGGACGCTATGGCATACGTATGTGATGACCCTGATGCTCTGTTCCTTGTACAAGCTGATGGTTCTTTGGACCAAGATGCACTGGGTAAGAACGTCGCGGTAATTCAAGGCACCGGCAATACGCAAACAGGTAATTCTGATTTGGCTGCTGATGCAGCTAGTCTGGCTGATGACGACTTCTTGCCGTTGCGAGTGGTCGATTTTGTCGATGGTCCGTTCTCCCAAGTTGGTGATGACTATACAGACATCATCGTTAAGTTTAATTTTGGCATTCATTCGTACTATAACGGTACGGGTGTTGCTGGCGCTTAAGGAGAATAGAACATGGCAATTTCACGCGCACAACTGTTGAAGGAACTGCTCCCCGGTCTGAACGCTTTGTTCGGTCTTGAATATAAGAAATACGGCGACGAGCATAAGGAACTCTACGATACCGAGACTTCGGAACGTAGTTTTGAAGAAGAAACCAAGCTGTCTGGCTTCAGTGCAGCTCCTGTCAAGAACGAAGGTAACGCAATCGCTTATGACAATGCACAAGAAGCTTGGACTGCTCGATACACCCACGAAACCATCGCTTTGGGCTTCTCGCTGACTGAAGAAGCAGTAGAAGATAACTTGTATGACACCCTGTCTGCTCGTTATACCAAGGCTCTGGCTCGTGCAATGGCATACACTAAGCAAGTTAAGGCTGCTAATGTCCTGAACAACGGCTTTAATAGCGCTTATGCTGGCGGTGATGGTGAAGCACTGTTCTCTGACTCGCATCCGCTGGTCTCTGGTGGTGTTAACAGCAACGTCCCCGGTGTTATGTCCGACCTGAATGAAACCGCTCTGGAAAATGCAGTAATTCAAATCGCTGCATGGACTGATGAACGCGGCCTGCTGATTGCAGCTAAGCCACAAAAATTGGTTATCCCACCTGCACTGCAATTCGTTGCAACCCGCTTGCTGGAAACCGAACAACGTGTCGGCACTGCAGACAACGACCTCAACGCTCTGAAGAATAACGGTTCTATCCCACAAGGCTACACCGTTAACCACTTCCTGACCGACCCGAACGCATGGTTCCTGACCACTGATGTTCCTAACGGCATGAAGCACTTCGTTCGTAGCCCGCTGAGTACTTCGATGGATGGAGATTTCGATACTGGAAATGTTCGTTACAAGGCTCGTGAGCGGTATTCGTTTGGATATTCGGATCCGCTTGGGATGTGGGGAAGTGAAGGCGCTTGACAACAGAGGGATAACTCGATACAATACCTTCTAGATAGTTAGGAGGTATTATGAAATACGTCGAGTGTTGTATAGCAACCTGTGGCAATCCTGTGTTTAGTCGTAATTTATGCAGGAAACACTATGAACAGGAGAGGTTGGAAACAGCTTCTCCTTGTTCTATTTCTAAATGCGACAATAAGGTATATCGAGGGACTTTGTGTGCTAGACACTATCGTGAGGCCATTAAAAAAACGCATCCATTATGCACAGTTCCCGGATGTACCGAGCATCAAAAAACATTAAAATCTGGTTTCTGTGATAAACATTTATTTCGGTATTCTCGACATAATTCTGTGCAACAAACTAGGCCATCCGATTGGGGAGCCAGAGAACAACATCCGTTATATAAATCGTGGCTTTGGCATAAAAGTAAAGCCGTTAATGGAATAGTACGAGAGTGGGCGGATGATTTTTGGAAGTTTGTTGAAACTGTTGGAGAAAGACCTGCAGGGCACCGCATCAATAAAATAATAAAAAACATGCCTTTAGGCCCAAATAATTGGGAGTGGCGTGAGACGATTCCAGCACAAGATAAAGCTAAATATAGTCGAGAGTGGCGAAAGGCAAACCCCGATAAAGCTAAAAATATAGACCTTAAAAAACGGTTTGGGATAGGCTTAGATGAGTATGATGCAATTTTAAAAAAACAAAAATACGCATGTGCCATATGTCAACAAAACGAAATGGCGGTTGACGAAAAAGGCCGAATTCGAATGATGCCCGTTGACCATTGCCACAATACCGGCAAAATAAGAGGGATTCTATGTACCGCATGTAATATGGCGCTAGGAAGATTTAAAGACAATCCAGAAATACTTAGAAAAGCCGCAGAGTATGTAGAATATTATGCGGCACTAGACAATAGAACCTAATGATATATAATACAGTCAATCAAACGAGTCGCTCCCTCGTTTGGCCCCCTCTTCGGAGGGGGTTTTTCTTTAGGTGAGATTAATGATATTCGCTATTCGCGAATTGAGAATATAGGTCGATACTACGTACATGTACACAATGATGTGTACGAAAAACTAGGAGAAATCGACATGTGGACTAAACCTGCTGCTACTGAAATGCGTTTTGGCTTTGAAGTTACGATGTACGTAATGAATAAGTAAGGTATAATAGCTTTAACAATACCCGCCACGCCTCTTAACAATGCGCACCCCGGCGGGTTTCTTATACCGTTCGGTAATAATTTTTTAAGAGTTACGCCGTAACCCGCATTCTGCCGTGCCTATTTTTTAAGCATGTTACCTATCGGTAAAACAGATAAACGCAAAATATCACATAAAACAGATAGATTCAAAATATCACTCTTGCAGAATATCCTGACGTTCTTCGTAATGATGCTTTCTGTGACAGTTACTACAAAGCACAATACACTTCTCAACAACCTCCTTCATCGCCGCACGATACGCCCCATTAGTAATTAGCTTGTTGACACTTTTTTGTTTTCTTTAATAACGTGATGAAAGTCAAGCGTTGCGGGGTGAGATTCGCCGCACTTCGTGCAGGATAAGGTGGTTTTAAATTGTTGCCAGCGTTCTTTAGCTTTTGTTCTCCCCACCGCTGCGCGGGCAATATGCGCGGCCTTATTGCGTTCATAATACTCTTTGCGTTTTTGTTTTACTTCATCCGGTGTATCTGCCATAAACAATTTCCCGTTGACGCTTAAGTTATTATACTGTATAAAGAAACTACGTCTAGGAATAAACTACTCACGCAGACTGGCCTAGCAGACGTTATAGAGACGGCGTGGGGATGAGCTATAACTCAAAGGAATATATCATGGCCCAAACAAAATTTTCTGGACCAGTCGTGTCCGAAAACGGCTTCGTAGGCAGTTTCACTGGTGGTACAACTAACCTCGCTCTTTCTGGCACTCTTGCTGTTGCAGGCGCATCTACTCTTACTGGCAACGTAGCAGTAGGTGATAACAAATTTAATGTAACTGCATCTAACGGCAATACTCAAATCGACGGTACTCTTGGTGTAGACGGCAATGCTACTTTGACAGCAGCTGCAAATGTTCTGGTAATCCCAACCTCTGACCCCGCCGTACTGAATGCCCTGTGGCTGGATGGCTCGACTATCAAAGTCTCTGCTGGCGCATAATAATTAGGAGATTGCTATGGCAATGCAAAGTGATGTATTAGCCGCGTCTCTTGATGCAACTGGCACCGTACTGGATGGTGGTACTCGGGTAAAGGGTATTACGATTTCCTATGAAGCTGGTGGCACAGTAGTGCTGGATGATGGTGGTGAAGACAAGTTTACTTTTACGGCTCCAAGCACTACTGATGGTGTGACTAATATACTGATTCCGGGCGAGGGTATTCTGTTCCGTACTTCAGTTGATGCCACACTCGCAGATGCTACCATAATCGTATATTATGGCTAAGGCTAAAAAGAATACGCCTACCCTAGCGGTTGGTAGAGGTGAGAAACTACCTGTTTCCAAGGGAGCCGGTTTGACCGCAAAAGGTCGTGCGCGATATAACAGCGCAACTGGCTCCAACCTCAAAGCCCCCGCACCTAACCCCAAAACAAAAACCGACGCTGCCCGCAAAAAGAGTTTCTGTAGTAGAATGGAACCTATCGCAAAAGCCAGTGAAAGGGGTAGCCGTGCAAGAGCATCAATGCGCAGATGGAAGTGTTCCGGGAGTTGAAATGTGGATGGATGTCCGTGGATTCGAAGGCAGATATCAAATCAGCTCTTTAGGGCGAGTTAAGTCATTATCACGAATGAGACGTGGTAAAAATGG